GGTGAAAAAAGCGCGCCGAGTTGCGCACGACGGGCGGCCACGGGCGCGCGCGCCATGATGAAGAAAGCCATTCTGGCGGTCGGAATCGGCCGCTTTTTTCGATGGTTTTTGGCCGGATTTTTAGGAGACTTGTCCGGAGGTGATCGGATGGAAAATGAACTTGAACCGACATCCGTCAGGGAAAAGGCGGTCAGCGGACGGGAGAAGCTGACGCCGGCAGCGCTGTATAAAAAAATGCTCAAGTTCGGCAGGGTCTACCAGATCGAGAAGGAGCAGGACTTCCTGGAAGCGGCGAGGATCTACAGTGAAGAGGCCGGGCTGATCGACCAGATGCGGGACCGGATCGCAGAAGACGGTCTGACGGTCGAAAAGACCTACAAGACCGGCAGCCAGGAAGTTGCGCATCCTCTGCTGAGCGAGCTGCCGCGGCATGTGGAGAGCGCAAACAAGTGCCTGACCACCATCGGCTCCATGGTCGCGGAACGCGGAGCCAGGAAGGAAAAAGCCGCCCGCGATCTGGACGCCTTCCGGCTGCACTGATCCGGAGCGACGGCATGAGGAAGACGGCAAGAGAACCGCTGATGGACCGATACGAGGAGAACGCGATCCTCACCTACTGGGAGGCGATCCGGAGCGGCGAGGCAATCGTAGGCCAGTGGATCCGGATGCTGTACGAGGTGATCATGCAGGGGATCAGCGACAAGCGCTGGTTCTATGATCATCAGCGGGCGGCCGGGGCCATGGGATTCATCGAGCGGTTCTGCCATCACTACAAGGGCAAGCTGGCGCCGGGACGGATCCGGCTGAGCCTCTGGGAGCGGTCCAGCATCAGTCTGATGTTCGGCATCGTGGACGCATCCGGGCGGAGGCAGTTCACGGAGGTGTTTTGGCTGGTTGGCAGGAAGATGGGCAAGAGCCTGATGGCCGGATCGATCGGCAACTACATGGCATACGCCGCGGGGGAATACGGCAGCGAGATTTATTATCTCGCCCCGAAACTGGATCAGGCGGATCTGTGCTACAGCGCGTTCGAGTTCAACGTGCACGCGGAGCCGGAGCTGGACGAGATGACACGGAGCACGAAGTTCCGGGGCCTGGTGATCAAAGAGCGGAACACCATCGTCAAGAAGCTGGCGTTCACGGCGAAAAAGAGCGACGGTTACAACCCGATGTTCTGGTGCGCCGACGAGGTGGCCGCCTGGCCGGGGCTGGCCGGCCTCCGCCAGTGGGAGGTCATGGTCTCCGGCACGGGCGCCAGAGAGGAGCCGCTGGGGCTGGCGATCAGCTCCGGAGGATATGAAGATGGCGGCATCTTCGACGAGCTGATGGCCCGCGGGACTTCGTTCCTCAAGGGGAACAGCCGGGAGGAGCACCTGCTGCCGATCCTCTACATGATCGATGATCCGGCAAAATGGGACCGGCTGGACGAGCTGAAAAAGGCGCTGCCGGGCATGGGAGAGAGCGTCGGAGAGGATTTCATCCGGAAGGAAATCCTGATCGCCGAGGGATCCATCTCCAAGCGTACTGAGTTCATGACGAAGTACGCGAACCTCAAGCAGAACAGCACGACGGCATGGTTTGACGCGCAGCTGGTGAACCGGGTGTTCCTGCGGGATCCGGGAAACGGCACCGGGGAATCCTGGGGCTACACGCTGGAGGATTTCCGGGACACATACGCATTATGCGGGGTTGACCTGAGCCAGACCACGGACCTGACCAGCGCCTGCGTGATGATCGAGCGCGAGGGCGTCCTGTGGGTCTTCTCCCACTTCTGGCTGCCGAAGGAACGGATCAAAGTGGCGACGGAGCGGGACGGGATCCCGTACGAGATCATGGCGGAGCGCGGATTCATCTCATTCAGCGAGGGCCACATGGTCGACTATCGGGACACGGTGGCCTGGTTTAAGCGGCTGATCGAGGAATACAAGATCTATCCGCTCATGGTCGGATACGACCGATGGAGCGCCCAGCCGCTGGTGCAGGACTTGCAGGCCTACGGATTCCACACGGACAGCGTCCACCAGGGATTCAATCTCAGCGGCATCATCGACACGATGGAAGCGCTGATGCGGAACGGACAGCTGCGGTCGGCGGACGGAAACGAGCTGCTGAAAATTCACTTTATGGACAGCGCACTGCAGAACGAGAGTGGGCTGGCAGCCCACACGCGGCACAAGCTGGCCAAGGTCAGCAACAAGGCCCACGTGGACGGAGTGGCCGCGATCCTGGACGCGCTGTGTATGCGTCAGGTCTACTGGGGAGAGCTTGGGGAGCGGCTGCAGAATACTGACGATTGAATTACTCAAGTTTTTCTTGTGAAAACCGGAACGATAAAGCGGGGTGAGGATGGAAGATGGGATTTTTTGACAAACTTTTCGCGAAGAGGAAACCAGACCGGGAGGCCCAGCAGACTTTCCAGTTCGCGACCGGTTACTCCCCTGTTTTCCGGACGTTCGAAGGATCCATCTACGAAAGCGACATGATCAGGGCCAGCCTGGACGCCCACGGCCGGCACTGCTCGAAACTGCAGATTGAATTTCACGGATCGGCGCAGGAACGGCTGCAGAACCAGCTGAAGCACGCGCCGAACAGCTGGCAGACCTGGCCGAAGTTCCTTTACCAGGGCGCCTCGATCCTCTACGGGAAGAACAATCTTTTCATCGGTCCGGTGCTGGACGAGTTCGGCCGGAAGATCGGCATCCAGAACATTGTGCCGGTGCGGTTCGAACTGGTGACCAGCGGCGGGAAACTGTGGGTCCGTTTCTTCCTGGAGGACGGGACGCGGGCGGCATGCGAACTGGATCAGCTGGGGATCATGACCCGGTTCCAGTCCGCGGATCAGCTGTTCGGGGAGGACAACCGGGCGCTGAAGGATGTGCTGGACCTGCAGGCGATCCAGAAGCAGGGCATCGAGGAGGCTATCAAGAACAGCGCCAGCTACCGGTTCTACGGAAAGAGCAGCAACTTCGCCAAGGATTCCGATCTGGCAAAGGAGCGGAAACGGTTCAACGAGCTGAACTTCTCCGGAGGAAACGGCGGAGGGCTGCTGCTGTTCCCGAACACGGTCGACGACATCCACCAGGCGGTGAGCCGGCCTTACACGGTCGACGCTGCGCAGCAGAACGTGATCCGGGACAAGGTCTTCGACTACTTCGGCACGAACGAGGACATCCTGCAGAACAAGGCCAAGGGCGACGCATGGGCGGCGTTCTACGAGGGCGGGCCGGAATGGTTCGCGGTGAACCTGGGCGACGCGCTGACCATGATGCTGTTCAGCGAACGGGAGCGGGCTGCCGGGAACCAGGTGCTTTTCAGCAGCAACCGCCTGCAGTACATGACGACGGCGGAAAAGCTGAACTACGTCAACAGCATGGGCGACCGGGGCCTGATCACAAGGAACGAGGCCAGGGCGGTGTTCAATTTGGCACCGCTGCCAGAGCCATACGGCAGCCAGATCATGGCCAGGGGCGAGTATTACAACATCACGGATCCGAAGGATGACGATCCGGATGAGGGAAAGAGCGACGAGTGAGGTGATACCGATGCCGATGAAGAACGGCGAACGGGAATACAGGATGATCAGCCTGACCGGCAATATTGAGACTCGGAAGGCCGGGGACGGCGGGATGTATGTCGAGGGCTACGCCACAACCTTCAACCAGCCGTACACGCTGTATGACGACAGCGAGCTCCGGATCGATGAGCAGGTGGATCCGCACGCCTTCGACGAAACGGATATGAACGACGTGATCATGCAGTATGATCACCAGGGCCGGGTTTTTGCCAGGCGGAAGAACGGGACGCTGGAGATTGGGACCGACGATCACGGGCTGAAGATCCGGGGCCGGCTGGACGGTACAGACATCGGCCGGCAGCTGTACCAGGAAATCGAGGGCGGATACACCGACAAGATGTCCATAGGATTCACGGTGAAGGAAGACCAGCGGGTGCGGACCATGGACCACGACACCGGGAAGGTTTTCGTGATGCGTACCATCACGAAGATCAAAAAACTTTACGACGTTTCTGCCGTGTCGTTGCCAGCCAATGACGCGACTGAAATCAGCGCACGCAGTCTCAGCGAGGGAGTCATCAAAGAGATCATGGAGGAGCGCCATGCCGAGGAGGAGCGCCAGCGCGAAATAGAAATTGCCAAGACATTGATGATGATGGGAGGAAATTGAGAATGAAAACTTTACAGGAAATCCAGGAACGCCTGGCGCAGATCGACGAGGAGCTGCGGAAGGAAGGAATCACCATTGAGGAAGTGCGGAAGCTGCAGGCGGAGATCAAGGAACTGAACGCAGCGAAGGAAGAGATCCGGAAGGCTGCCGAACAGGCCGCCGAGACCAGGCGCATGATCGCGGACGGCACTGTCCCCGTGACCGTGCTGCAGAGCCGGGACAACGGCCAGGGAGCGCAGCAGCGCACCTTCGCCGTGGACAGCGTTGAATATCGGGATGCCTATCTGAAAAACCTGATGGGCAAGCCCCTGGACGCGGAAGAGCGGGCCGCGCTGACCAGCGCGAATGCCGTGATCCCGACCGAAATGCAGAACAAGATCTGGGATAAACTCCGCGAGAATCCCCTGATCGCTGAAATCGACATGCTGCACGTGCCGGGCTACGTCGTCCTGCCGAAGGCCACTACGGTCAATGATGCCAACTGGGTGGCGATGGGTACCGCTGCCACTGATTCCGGGGATGTCGTCGGCAGCGTCAGCCTGGGCGCCAAGAAACTGATCAAGACCATCGAGATCGAAGCCGATATCAAGGCGATGAGCATTCCCGCGTTCCAGACCTGGCTGGTGAACAAGCTGGTCGAGAAGATGGAAACGGCGATCTGCGCGGCGGTCATCAACGGCGCCGGCAGCGCGACTGTGCCCCAGGGCGTTATGGCTGCCGCCGCCGGCGCGACCGCCAAGACCGTGGCCTTCACCGTTGCGGGCCTGGGCGAGGCTATGGGCGCTCTGCCTTCCGCGTATCATCGGAACGCGGTGTGGGTCATGAGCGCCGCGACCTTCTACGGGACCATCATGCCGCTGGCCACTGACAGCAACGGCCTGCTGGTGATGAACGGCATCGAGCAGCGTCTGCTGGGCCACAAGGTGGTGCTGGATGAGAACGTAGCCGCCAAGATCATCTTCGGCGATTTCCACAACGGCTACGCCTTCAACTTCGGCGATGACATCAGGGTCGAAAGCGACACCTCCGTCGAGTTCCGCAAGGGCTCCACGGTATATCGCGCCATGGCCCTGGCCGACGGCGCGGTTGTGCAGGGCGAGGCCTTCGTGGTCGCTACCAAGAGCGCCTGATCTGAGGTGATGGCAGGATGAAACTGGTTATCACGGAAGAGTTCCACGACAGAGTGGCGGATGTCATCCGGGAGGCCGGAGACATCCTGACGGTGTCCGAGGAGCGCGGAAAGGAACTGCTGACGGCGCGGGTGTGCAGAGTCGTACCCGAGGAGACGGAAGCGCGGACTGCAGAACCGGAAACGACTGAAACGCCGAATGCGGAGCCGGAAGCGGAGCCGAAGACGGCGGGAAAACGGAAAAAAACTTAACCGGAAGCCCGGCGGGAGCGATCCTGCCGGGCTTTGCATCGAACGGAGGATGAGGAATGTTCGCGGAAGTGAAACGGATGCTGCCGATCAGCGGGAACGATTATGACGCGGAGATCGTGACACAGATCAAAGCCGCGGCGCTGGATCTGACACGGACAGCGGATATCATCCTGCCGGGAGAAATCGAAATCAGCATCGACGACACAACCGGCGCGGTGACTGACGAGAGCACCATGGACGATGAGCTGATTATCACGGCGATCGGCACCTGGTGCGCGATGCGGATCGGGAATCCGCCGAACTACGACAACCTGCTGAAGGCCTACGAGAGCATGAAGGGAAACCTTCGGGTTTCCGGGGACTACACGGACTACGGGGAGTGATGGGATGGAGAAGCTGAGCAGCTGTGTGCTGATCGCCTTCAGCCCGGACGCCCACGAAGCCGGGAGCGGTCCGGAGGAGATCAGACGGACGGTCAAATGCACGGAGAAGGATGTCGGGCTGACGGAACATTACCAGGCAACCGGCCAGGGGCTGCTGCCGGAAATGCGGCTGCTGATCCCATATGAGCGGGACTACCGCGGGGAACGCGACCTGGAATATGACGGCAAGCGGTACCGGGTGATCCGGAAAACCGGCGGAGAGTACAACGGCGTGCTGCTGACGTGCCAGCCGTGGGACGGCAACGCGGCGGAGGTGACGGACGATGCCTGAGGATTATCTGGCGCTTGAAACGGCGCTTAAGGCCATCGGGATCCCATGCGCGGAGAACGGATGGACCACCAGACCGAAGAGCGACTACATCACCTACGCGCTGGAGTTTGAGGCGGACGCCGATCACGGCGACAACCGGAAAGTGGCGCGGGCCTGGGAAGGAAGCGTCGACCTTTACAGCAGCGACAAGCGCGGCGGAGGATATCCGAGCCAGATCGAGGCCGTGCTGGCAGAGCACTGCGACGGATGCTGGCAGATGGAAACGTGCGGCAGATGGGAACGCGAAACGGGCCTGTTTCACTATGAATGGAGCTTCGAGGTTCTGGGGTGAGGCTGAATGGCATACAAATGCGTTACCGAGGGGATGAGCGAGCTGGTCAGCGCGATGGACCAGCTCGGAGCAGCCGGGCGAGGAGCCGCGGCAGGCGGGCTTTATGAAGCCGCCGGAGTATACGCTGACGCGGTCAGCGGGGCAGTCAACGGGATTGCCGTGGAACCGTTCAAGTACGCAGCGGGCGGACGAAAACGGAGACCATCCCCGGAGGAGAAGGCAGCGCTGCAGGGCGCCGGAGCGGCCGGCATCGCAAAATTCAAAAACAACGGCCTGAGCGTCAACACCAGCATCGGATTCAACAATTCCGGATACGCGCTGGTGGACGGGCGGCGGAGCATCAAAGCCAGGACGAATTACCGGTACGACGAGACGACCGGGAAAGTCATGCACGCCAGCAAGGCGGGCAAGGGATCAAAGAACGCAAAGCCGATTCCGCTGATCGCCAATTCCATTAACAGCGGAACCTCATTCATGGACAAACAGCCGTTTTTCCGGAAAGCCACACGGCAGGCTGCCGGAAAAGCGCAAAGCGCATTTGATGCAAAGGCCACAGAGATTCTGAACCAGGCCGCGGCGGTCGTCGGGAAAAACAGCGGCCGGACTTACAGAAGCTGGCTGGACCTGGCCGAGAATGGATGGAAATACGGAGATTAACAACAGGAGGGATAGAACATGGCAGCAGGAAATCCGAAACAGCGGGTTGGAATGATGTACCCGATTTGGGCTCCGCTTACGAGCCACACGGAGGGCAGCATGCCGACCTACGGTACAGGCGTCCGGCTGATGGAGGCACGGACCGCTACCGTGACATTCGAGCGCAACGGCGGATCTGACTACGGCGACAACCGCGTCGTAGCGGAGGACAACGGCGCGACGGGCATGACCATCGACTTCGAAAGCACTGGCCTGCGGAATGACGCGCGGATCGCGGTGCTGGGCGAAGTGGCCGGCAGCCAGGAAATGGGCGGCCAGTGGATCACGGACGCGCCGAGCCCCTACGGCGGATTCGGCTACATCGAGAAGATGCTGGACGAGGACGCCCAGAGCTTCAGCTATGAAGTCTGGATCACCGTCAAGATCCATTTCAACGAGAACACGCACAACAGCCAGACCAGAGAAGGACAGACCACATGGGGGCATCCGACGCTGAATGGCCGGGCGGTTCCGCTGGACATCGACGGAAGCGGAAAACTGAAATACCAGTGGCACGGGAACTTCAACACGCTGGCGGACGCCAAGGCGAAGATCAACTCCGTGCTCAACTATACGCCGTGATCAGAGGGCGGCTGAACACATACGGGGGATCCAGCGATGGGTTCCCCGTTTTTGTGGATTGAAATGTTGAAGTTTTCATGATCGATCAGGAAGTTTTCAGGAAGTTTTACGGATTGATTATGAAGTGTCGATGATTTGAATAAGGAGATCTGGGAAAATGACTGAAATCACGATGGGCGGGCGGACGATCCCGCTGTATTTCACGAGCTGGGAAATGATCGCGATCCAGGAGCGGATCGGATGCACGGCGGCACAGCTGCGGGACGAGGTTTTCGGACTGCATCTGGCGGACGAGGAGGACCCGGAGAGCTGGGCCATGAGCGTGGCGACGGATCCGGAGAAGCTGAAAAAATTCGGAACGCTGATCGAGATCCTGGGCAACGCCGGGCTGGAAGAGCAGGGACAGGAACCGGATCTGACGGAGAAGTGGGTGCTGCGGCACATGCGGCCGGCGGAGATCGTCGGATATGCCATCCTGGCTACGCTGGAAGTCAACAAGGGCATGCGCAGCGAGGCTGCGGAAGAGGAACAGAAAGAGCAGGCGGGACAGAAGATCGACGTCATGGTCGCGGATGAAGAGAGAAAAAAAGCGCCCGCGAAATGACGTACCGGCGGATCGTTTCGTGCGGACTGATCGCCGGGCTGAAGAAAGACGAAGTGAACCGGATGAGGCCGGGCGAAGTGCTCGACTACTATTACTACCGGATGAGATATGACAGCATGTTTTCGATTGGGGGCTAAGAGATGGCAGGGGTGAACTTTAAAATCGGCGCGGACGCAAGCGCCTTTAAGCAGGGCGTAAGCGAAGCCCAGGCCAGCCTTAAAACCCTGGACGCCGCGCTGAAGGTCAACGAGGCCAGCTTTAAAGCCGGCGGGGACGCGGAAACCTACATGTCCCAAAAGCTGGAGATTCTGAACTCGAAGATGACCCAGCAGAAGAACCTGGCCAATCAGCTGCAGGCTGGGCTGCAGAAGATGCGCCAGGCCGGCGTTTCACCGACGTCGGTGGAATACCAGAAGCTTGAGCGGGATCTGTACAACACCCAGGCGGCCATGAACGAGACGAAGGTCGCGATCGACAACCTGGACGGCAGCCAGGAAAAGGCCACGGAGAGCGCGGGAAACCTGACAACCGCGGTCAACGGGATCAGCAAGAAGATCAGCCTGGATCAGGTGATCGGCGGGATCGACCGGATTACCGGTGCAATGCAGACGGCAGCTGGAGCCGCGGTCAACCTGGGCGAGAAGATCTGGGATAATGTCATGAACGCGGCCAAATGGGCGGACGATTCATCGACCATGGCGCTGATGTACGGCATCGACCCGGAAAGGTTCATGCGGATGCAGAAGCTGGTCACGAACGGCATGGACACGTCTGTGGATGCCATGCTGAAAAGCCAGACAAAACTGAACAAGAATATCGGCGACGGGAACAAGGACACGCTGAAGTATTTCCGGGAACTGGGCGTCGCGATCGCAACAGTCACCGGCGAGTCCATGGACATCGTGCAGCGGAAGGATCCGGCGGATCTGTTCTGGGAGATCGGCGACGCTCTGATGCACATGGGCGATGCATACGACAAGGAGGCGGCATCGCAGGCGATTTTCGGCAGGGGCTGGAAAGAGCTGGTGCCGCTGTTCGATAAATACGACAGCAGGGCTGAATATGAGAAAGCGCTGGGCAGAGTCAAAGTCAACACTGAGCAGGAAGTCAATGACCTGGCGGAGCTGAACGACAAGGTAGCGGAGCTTCAGGGGAACGTTGAAACGCTGACCAACAAGGGATGGGCCGCGCTTGCACCTTCCCTAACCGGTGCGGCGGAAGCGCTGAACGGACTGCTGGGCAGTGTGCTCGAATACCTGGACACTCCGGAAGGGAAAGAAGCCCTGCAGCAGATGAGCGAGAGCGTTTCGACGCTGTTCGAGGATCTGGGAAAGATTGATCCGAAGGAAGTGGTCAAAAATTTCACCTCCGTTTTCAACGGCATGGTGGACAGCTTCAAATGGCTGGCGGAGAACAAAGACGGCGTGATCAGGGCGCTAAAGGACATCGTCGGAGGCTGGGCCGGACTGAAGCTGACCGGCGGAGCGCTGCAGGTGTATCAGCTGTTGCAGAACATCAGGACACTGCGGGGAGGCGACGCAGCGCAGGCGGGAAAAGACGCCGCGACCACGGTCCTCGGAACTAATGCGGCAACGGCAACGGCCAAGACAGCCACACAGGCGCTTAGCCAGAACGGCGGGTTTTCGGCTGCTGTCGCCAACTTCCTGACGGGGAAATGGGCCACGGGATTCACGACGATGCTCCTGGGCATCCCGATGCTGGATACCATCATGAACACCAACTGGATCGACGTTTTCCGGCAGATGGGAAACGACGCCGACAATTTTCCGAGCGCCGTGAAAGAAGTGGCGAGCAATCCGGAACAGAGCAAACGCAGTTTTCAAAAATTGATTGGAGAGGCCTTCGGACTGGATGTAGATGGAGGCGGAGGCGGCAGCCATGGGTTTGACATCCCGGTCGAGCCGAAAACGTCCGAAAACGCGGCGGCGATCGTTTCTGAGCAGATCGGCATTGTGCCGGTACAGGTGCAGCCGGTTTTCTCCGGGGCCGGATATGGCGGGCGGACAGGCGGAGGCACGATGAGTTTGCTGAGCGACTTTGGGAACGGGCTGGCGAACCTGTTCGGCCTCCATGCCAATGGCCTGTGGTCGGTGCCGTTTGATAATTACCCCGCATTGCTACACCGCGGCGAGCGCGTGGTGCCGGCACGGGAGGTTTCGAGCCGGAGTTATAATTCGAACCTTTATGTTGAAAAAATGTACATGAACAACGGGACGGACGTCCAGGGCATGGCTGACGCGATGGCTGCAGCCAACCGGCGGACGGTAAACAGCTATGGCGGAGGTTGAGTGCATGGATCCTGCAGACGTCATGCTGACAATTAACATCGCGGGGATCATCCTGATCCTCCTGGCGGTTTGGTGGAGGTAATGGCATGGGCCAGAGCTATTTCATTTTTAACGGCAGGGATTGCCGGGAGATGGGCGTTCGGCTGGTCAGCCCGATCGGACTGGTCCGGCCGGAGGAGCGGGTTGAACATGTCCAGATCCCGGGCCGGGCGGGAGACCTGACGCGGCTGGAGGGCGACGACATCTATAATTCGTACATCCAGACGGCGGAGATCTCCGTGCAGGGTGCGCTCAATGTGCGGAACGTGCTCTCGTGGCTGCGGGGCGCCGGCTACCTGACGACATCCAGCGAGCCGGACCGACGGCAGATGGCGAGGGTGATCGGTGCGATCACGCTGGACCGGGTCAGCAAATACCTGGACGCGTGGCGCGGCCAGGTTCAGTTTTACTGTCAGCCCTTCAAGGAATTGCTATGGGAACGTCCGGAGACGATCAGCGCAGCCGGCAGCATCGTGAACAACGGCGACGTGGTCTGCAAACCGCTCTGGAAGCTCACAACAAGCGACGCGGCGGTGACGCTGACAGTCAGCCACAGCGACGGCAGCACAACCAGCATGGAGAGCATGACGGTCACAAATGTGGGCCCGGCGCTTTATATCGACAGTGACGGGATGGAAATCCTGAGCAGCGACATGCGCGTCAGCATGGCGCCGTGGGCAAGCGGAGATTTCCCTGTCCTGCGACCAGGCACCGGGAATTACGTCAGCGGATCAGGATGGAGCTCCATTGAGATCACAAAGAGGGAGAGATTTCTGTGATCAGTGTTTTTGACGGGATGGCCAGCCGGAACTACACCCGAATCGGCGACTGTGTGCTGACGCCGGAGAGCTGCCGGCTGCATCAGGTGGCAGCCGGGGCTTATGATCTGACGATGGTGCACACGGTGGATCCCGGCGGGAAGTGGCGTTGGCTGATCGAGGGGAATCTTATCAAAGCGCCGGTTCAATGGGAAACACTGGAGAACGCATACAGCGGATCGGAGCTGTGGATTTATGAAACCATCGCGAACGCGAAGCTTCGGGATGATCCGAGCGAGCCGAGATCGATCAGCTATCAGGAATGGAACGCGAGCACCATCTACGCCATCGGCGATAAGGTGACATTCTCAAACCGGAACTGGAAGTGCATCTATTTCGACGACAGCAGCGGCCAGCGGTTCATCCCACCATACGACAGCCCCTGGTGGCAGCAGATTTCCAGCACAACCGGCGGAGGCACGGTCATCGCAACGCTGAACGCCGGCACGAAGGTAATCTGGATCGAGGGCGCATATGCCGATACATGGTGGAAGGTGGCGACCTATACCGGCGGGCTTGAAGGATACATTAAGCAGAGCGAGCTGACAAACGAGCAGCACCAGACGCCGGAGGAGGTTCAGCCGGTCACGATCACAGAGCAGCTGTTCCGGATCCGCAAGGTGTCAAAGGACACAGGCGGGATGACGCTGACGGTCGAGGCGGAACACGTCAGCTACGACATGAGCGCTTCACTGATAAAGAAGGCGGAAATCTCCAACGCATCGCCGGCGCGGGCGATTGAATTGTGCATGGAGGGGATGTTCACGCCGTACACGGCCGGAAATGTGTACACCAACCTGACAAATGCTTCAGACGGGACGTACACGAAGACGATCAAGGGAAAGAATCTGACCTACGCGCTGCTGGATCCGGATTCGGGTATTGTAGCCACGTTCGACGCTGAGCTGAGACGGAATAACTGGGATCTGTACATCATGCGCCGGACGGACACGGACCGCGGATACCGGCTGACATACGGGAAAAACATCAAAGGCGTCAACTGGACGCGGCATGATCTGGATCTGATCACCCGCATTGTGCCGGTGGCCAAGAATGAAGCCGGCGAAGAGCTTTATCTGGATGATGTTTATGTAGACAGTCAATATATCAGCAACTATCCGGTGATCCGGATGCAGCAGCTGACCGTCCAGGGCCAGGTCGGCAAGGACGACGGAACCGGCACGGATACAGCCTGGACAGAAACGACGCTGAAGGCGGAGATGGCCAGGAAGGCCCAGGAACGGTACGACGTGGATCGGTGCGACATCCCGACGGCGGAGGTCACAGTCGACTTCGAGACACTGGGAGACACGGCCGAGTTTGCGAGATACAGAGCGCTGGAGCGTGCGCTGTTGTATGACATTGTACGGGTCAAGGATGAGCGGATCGGGCTGGACATGGAGCTGAGAGTGGTTGAAACCGAATGGGATGCTGTCAGGCAGCGGCTGATAGGGCTGAAGCTGAGCAACGCGGTCAGGGCCAACACGAGCACAGTCGCCGGGTACGCAGTGCGGAACGCGACATTGACAACGGGAAAAATTGACAACCAGGCGCTGACGGAGATCATCGACGCGGCGGCTGATCGGGCAGTACAGATTTTGAGCTGATGGAGGGATGACAGATGGCAGTGATGGAGCTGTGGAGACGGCGGGACCTGGAAGGGACCGTCAAACCTGAGTATATCGACGGGAACTTTTTCACGCAGGATTCGGTCGGTAACCTGGTCGGCGTGAAGTGCTACAAGGACGGGGCGGAGGTCGCTCTGACCGGCTCCGTGACGGGCTACTGCGTCCTGCCCAGCGGAGAGACTGTCAGCGTCGCCGGCACCCGCAGCGGGAACCAGGCGAGTATCCTGGTGCCGCAGAGCGCCCTGGCCTACACGGGGCCGCTGGGCATCACGCTGAAATTGGTGGACGGCAACACGATCACCACGTTGCTGTCCATCATCGTCGTGGTGTACCGGTCCAAGACCGATACCGTCATCACGCCGTCGTCCCAGATCATCACCGACTGGGCCAACCAGATCAGCGCGGCCCTGCAGGAAGTGGAGGACGCCAGCGCCGCCCAGGACGTCAAGATCGCTGATTTAAAGAGCGCTTTTGGTGGAGGAACAACCGGACAGCTTCTCAGAAAACACAGCAATGAAGATTTGGATATTGAGTGGTCGAACTTCGGTCAACCTACAGACGCACAGACTGCCATTGCCGTTTCAGCATGGCTTGATGCACATCCAGAAGCTACCACAACAGTACAAGACAAAAGCCTTTCCATTAACAAATTTGAAAATGGCACACTTGGGTATGTGACACCAGAAATGTATGGAGCCGTTGGAGATGGTGTAACAGATGACAGTGATGCTGTGCAAGCCGCATTTGATAGTGGATTTAATGTTATACTTACATATAAATATTATTGTAGCAAAACAATCACAATCCCGAATGCGGCAGAGTTAACTATTAACGGAATAAATTATAATAATAGTCAGCTATTATTCGGGGATAATGCTCAACTTATTATTGGTGGAAATTCAAATGTTAACGAATTGCGGATGAATAATCTGTCCGTTGTTGGGAATAGAACGCAATCATCTGTGCTTAAAATCCAATATGTAACAAACGTTACTCTCAATCAGGTTAATATTGCGGAAGGAGGGACATACCTTGTTGAGTTAGATCATGCCGATATTGTTTTTATTGATGGTTGCACATTTGCCGGCTCTAATGTAATGGGCGTTTGGTGGCCATGCGCAGGAATCAAAATGACAAGTGCAAACCCTGTCTATATTACTAATTGCAATGTATGGAATGTAACTAATGCGTTTGAAATCATTGGCGTAACACGAACTGTTAATCTGACCCGCAACTGGATAGAATTTGTAAATCATGTTGTACATGCAAGCGGCATTACAATGCAAAATTGCAATATAGAAATTAGGGAAAACAATATCGTTTTCAGTCCGCATGGTTCTTCGCCGTCATTTGTGGATTCACGTATTGTATATCTTAATAATATTACTCCGGGTTTTGATATCTTGATTGATGTTATTGGCAACTATATCAATTATTATACTGCCTATCCTACACAGGCACTTGTTGAATTGATTAACGTACCAAGTTATGTACTTGTAAATGTGCTGAAAAATAATATGTTTACAAGGCTACAGCAAATGTCAGCGTATGCGCTGAAAGTTGACGCAAAGCGATCTACCAAACTTAATTACGAATCAACAACAAACGCTGATAGGCCGTATGGATGTGCAACTGCTGGAATAACAGACACAATCAAATCGCCAACGAGCAACAATATAATGAACCTCAATATTGTATCAGATCAGAAAGATGTTGTGGCTAATCGTTCGGAGGGCGATATCTGGTGGGAAGACGGTTGGCTCTATGTACAAGACGGCTCTGAAGTCAGGTCTGTAGCAATATCTCAGTCCGAAACGATTACAAATATAACTGACCCGGATACTGTGGTAGTGGCTGATGTGGCAAAAAAATTAAATGCCCTGATGAATCTGCTGAGACGAACAAGGATAGTTCGTTAAAGTACGTTTTAAATCAATTACTCCCTGCCCCGTTCGAAGGCTCACGCTCGGCGCTCGGGCGGCTGATGTAGGACGGGACGGGGAAAAATCAAGAGGAGGTGGAGAGATGTACCAGGGAACAACACCAACACTCCCATTCAGGGTTCCGGGACGTGATCTGACGGAGGCAACCGTTTTTGTCACGATCAAGGACTACAAACGATTCAACGAGATCACAAAAAGCGGATCGGAGCTGATCGTGACCTATAATGATGAGGTGGAAGGCGAGGAATACAGCCTTGTTTTGTGCCCGCTGACGCAGGATGAGACGCTGCGGCTGTCTCAAGGTGAGGCGGTGTGCCAGATCCGGTTTATTGACAGCCAGGGCCAGGCATACGCGACAAAGAAAGCCACAATCAATGTGTCCGATGTGCTGTACAAAGAGGTGATCAAACATGAGTGACAGCATCACCCTGACCGTGGAGGACACAGAACAAGTTGACCTGACCGTGGAAGGCACAGAACAGGTTGACATGACCGTGGAGGACACGGAACGGATTATCGAGGGCATCAGCCCAACTGTGACCATGGAACGGGTTGATGGCGGCATCAGGATCACGATCACAGACCGGGAGGGCGAACACAGCGCCATCGTCAATGACGGCGAGACCGGGCAAACCGGACCTCAGGGCCCGCAGGGGATCGAGGGCAAACAGGGCGAACAGGGTCCGCAGGGCATCGAGGGCAAGCAGGGGCCGCAGGGGGCGCCTGGACAGGATGGGTCAGATTATGTCCTGACGGCGGCAGACAAGACAGATATTGCTGAAATCACGGACAGCCTGCCGGAACGGGTCACAAGTCTGACAGGCGTTCCACTCAACCGTCGAACCTATGAGGCCGTGGGGATCCCGGTATATGTCGAAAATGTGGCGGAATACAGCGCATACGGCCTAACAGAAACAGGATGGTATGTGTTTGCGCGGATTGCGGCGAAGTCCAGGACGCTGGTGACCGCCCAGACGGTTGTTACGGGCGCGGCGGGATACATCGCAACGGTCGGTAACGATCATGTGGATGTCGCTGTCCGTTTTGAAGTTGCATCCTTATCGCAGGAGATTACGGTATCCTGGGGAGAGCAAACAGAGACGTTTGTGTTCAGGGCAACCGATCTTGCCGTGAGGAATCTGGACTATCGGACAACATTCTATGTCTACGATTTGGGTCCTTTTGTCACATGGACCTACGCGCTGACAGCCGATGCGACATTCACGGCCGGAAAACGATATTTTACGCTGGTTGATGGCGCGTATGTCGAGGCGGAGGTGACCGCTGGGGCCAGCGTACCGGCGGACACCTATTATAATCACAGCAAGCTGCATCTCGCTGGCATGGTCCGCAATGTGACGTATCGTCTCAATGAGATGGTGGACGCTCCGATTGAGATTGTGCTGCCGACTGTTCCTGACGATGGCTATGGTGCATGGTTTGAGATCCAGATGCAATTCAGCAGCAGCTACAGCGTCACCCTGCTGCCGGAGGACAGCACGGTCAAGGTTGGAACCACCAACACACAGGCGCAGACCGCTGGAATTAACGTGATCGATCTGCAGTATGCTGACGTGAACGGTGTGAAGATGTGGACACTGCTGAATACTCACACCAACCTGCCGACCGCGTAATGAGGGAGTGAAAGAGAATGGATGAAAAATGGGACTATGAAAAACTGGATGAGAATAACAAAATCAAGTACCTCCCGCTGAATGATTATGACGGTAAGATCACGGGACATATCGTTTTCGGCGTGAAAGCCTGGTTTGACGAGAATCCGGAGGAGCAGAGGCGCCTGGGATGGGTCAAGCATATCCACCATGACACGAAGAATATCGAGTACAACAAGCGGACGCAGTACCTGAAAAGGTCCACGAAGCAGATCGACGATTTTACTGTCGAGGATGTTTACCATGTGATGGATAAATCCGAGGAAATGATGCGGCTGGAGGAACTAACGCGCGGCGGTTTCTGGGGCGACGATGATGTGATAACCTGGGGAGGTGCTGAAGCATGAGCATGGATCTGAATACGATGGAAATCATCCAGGGCGAAAAGGCCAAGGAAATCGAAGCCGGTCAGCATGAGCTGGATCCGGAAGGAACGAAGATGGCAGAAGAAAAACGGAAGACTTTTGACCTGCCGACAAACGCAGTCAAAGTTGACCCGTTAAGATAAGGGGTGAGTCCATGTATGATGTTAAACTGATCACGTCCAAAGCGGATGTAGACTGCGGACCAGCTTCGCTGGCGATGTTGCTGGGTTATTATGGGACGGACATCCCGCTGGATGACCTGATTGACGAATGCCATACCCGTATCGGGGGATGCAGTGCGAAAGACTTGATGCAGGTCGGCAGGGTTCATGGACTGGATATGACAGCGTTCAAGATGGATTGGGACGAACTGATCCGCCAGGACAGGCCGGGGATTGTCTGGTGGACCTATGATCATTGGCTCGTAATGTGCGGCCAGAATGATAAAGGCGATGTGGTGATCGCTAACCCAAGCAGAGGCCGGTATGCCATCGATCCAGAAAGCTTCAGCAAACTGTACACAGGAGTTTGCATTTTTAATGGGGAACCGGAGACGATGCCGGAGTCAGAAATCGCAACGGCTGCGGATTATGAGCATGCGCTTGAGCAGCTGGGGGTGAATCTGTGATGCGTAAAGATGATCTGATGGAGGCTGTGAATGCCAGGCTTGAGCAGATCGATTCGGCGCTGGCAGTGATTCCGGATGAAGACGCGCCGGATGCCATGACGCTGTTCCGGACGTGGGCGCCGGGGATGGATCTGGTGCTTAATCAGCGGCTGCAGCATGAGGGAAAGCTGTATAAGGTTGTGCAGCCACACACGTCCCAGGCGGGCTGGGAGCCGGACAAGACGCCTGCGCTGTTCACCGAGATCGCGAAACCGGGAGAGATTCCGGAATGGAGGCAACCGACCGGCGCCCAGGATGTCTATAACAAGGGCGACAAGGTGCGGCACGGCGGCCAGATCTGGGAGAGCAACGTGGACGCTAACGTCTGGGAGCCTGGCGTTTACGGATGGTTTGTTGTCGGATGATCAGAGATTATTGACACATCCGGATGTCGAGTGTCTATGAATGAGCCGGGCCGGTCGGAAATACTCCGGCCGGCCTTTTTGAGATTGGAGGCGACCATAATGATCTGGTATCTGGGGACATGCATTGCGCTTGCTATCGTGATTGGACTGATCGCGATGCCGGACAAGTGGCGGAGGTGATCGGATGAAACCGGAGGCAGCGGCGCTGATCGAGGCGGGATATCAGCGGATCGGAATTTCATACAAGGTCATGGACTGCCAGGCATTCATCGAGGCGTGTCTCAAAGAGATCGGCGTTAAGAAGGATCTGGCGGGGAGCAACGCATGGTATCGGGCGATGGGCTGGGTCGGGTCTCCGGAAGAATGCGCGCGGGTATTCGGGCGGATCCCTGACGGAGCTTTCTTGTTCATCTGGAAGGATGACGGCGGAGAGGTCAAGCGTGGTTATACGGATGGCATCGGGAACGCGAGTCACATCGGGATTTACACAGGAAGGCGTGGAAAAGGGGCAGTCCATAGCAGTGAGTCCAATGGTATGGTATGTGAGAGCGTATTCAAAGGCCGGACTATCAAAGGTGGATGGAATCGGGTCGGGCTGTGGCTCGATATGTTGGACTATGGGATCACTGATTCGGGAGGGGGTGATACGGTGACAAAGATGGTGACCTGGGCGGACAACAGCAGCCCGATTAATTTGCGGGTGCGTAAAAGCACCAGCGCACAGCTGGCTGGCGAAATCCCGCAGGGAGAAACCGTCGAGGCGGAGGACAACGGAGACGGTTGGAGCTGGGTGCACTGGAATGGGAAAGCTGGTTATGTGCTGACCCGGTTTCTGAAAGCCGCGGATGCCGGTGGAGGGATTGACAGAGAAAGAATTGTGGAAATTTATCACCAACTGGGCAAAATTTTAGGGCTGGAGGCGTAAAAAATGCGGAAAATTACTGAGATCCTTGCGGCGATCGGCGGGGCCATCGCATCGTTTTTTGTGGGACTGCCGCCGATCATTTGGATCTTGCTGGCAGTGATGACGATTGATTATGTGACCGGGATCATCTGCGGGTTCATGGGCGTAAGCCCCAAGACGGAAACCGGCGGACTGTCAAGCGGCGCAGCGTTCAAAGGATTGCTGAAAAAGGCGGTGATCATCCTGGTTGTGCTCCTCGCGGCGCTCCTGGACAAAGCTGTCAGTATCGGAGCCGGCGTCACATTCGAAGCGGTGGCTGGCGCCACTTGTTTGTGGTTTATTGCATCAGAGGGCTTCAGCATACTGGAAAACGTGACGGCCATGGGCGTGCCTATCCCGAAGATTCTGCTGCAGGCGCTTGAAATCATGCGCAGCAAGGGCGAAGGGACAGCAACAGCGCAGAATAAAACGCCGGCAGCGGAAGCGGCCAGCGAGAATCAAACAGACGATGATGAGAAACCTCCCGCGGAGGAATGAAAAAGGCCTGGGGCAAATGCCTCAGGCTCTTTTTTTATCCGGCTCCAACGGGATCACGTAGATTGTGATTCGGTGGTTCGGATATGTTGTGTTTGGTGGGCCAAACGATTCACTATCCGAACCATCAGGAAGGGCGTCGAGAGGATAACGGAGATTGCCGTCGACGTTGTTGATCACAAGTTTGAAGTGGTCGTCAAAGAGATAAACCGCATTGACAAAAGTATTGATGATATATTTCCGGAAGCCGGGGTCATGGCGGTCACCCTTGGTCGCGTGGTGAAGGAAAAAGATCACGCGGTCGTGATCGATCAGCTGGGATTCGGAGAAGGAAACGAAGTCGATGGACTTCTGGATGTCAGCGGCTTCGGCTTCCAGGTCGCGGAGCATGTCGAGCGTACTGGACGTATAAATGCCCTGCGCGATGGCGCCGTTGACGTTGGCGATCTTCTTTTTCACGTCCGCAAGATCTGATTTCAGCGCGGCCAGGGGGGACGATTTGGCAGCCTCCGCCTGCGCTTTGGTGACAGCGTCAGCGATCCGGTTGATCTCCGGCTCCTGGAGAACGTGATCCAGGATGAAGTTAATCACAGCATCCTCCAGATATTGCTTGCCGACGGATTTTTTACCGCAGCCCTTCCGGGCTTTATGAGCCTGACAGGAATAATAATAATGGCGGCTGCCGGTGCGAGAGGTGCCGGAATCTCCGATCATGGCTGCGCCGCAATGGCCGCAGAACGCCTTACCGGTCAGGAGATAATCGACTGCGCCCTGCTCGATGTGACGGGCTGTTTTCGTTTTCATGCGCTGAGCCTCCTCAAACTGTTGGTTGCTGATGATGGCGGGCATGCCGTCCGGGATCCGGACATCACCCCAGTGGTAAATCCCGATATACCGCTCATTATTGATGGTCCACAGAATATTGGTGGTTGTGAACGGCCTGCCGTTGATATTGGTCAGGGACTGGCCGTTGAGCTCGCGGGCGATCATAGCGGCAGAATATCCGGCAACGTACCGATCAAAGATCCGGCGGACAATGGCGGCACCTTCGGGATCGATAACATAATGGCCATCGTCGCCGAAGGAATAGCCGAGGACGCGAACGCCATTATGGAGACAACGCCTGGCATTGTCATACATGCCGCGGGAGACGTTTTCGGAAAGAGTCTGCGAATACCATTCAGCCGTCGCCTCCAGCATGGACTCCAGGAGGATCCCCGCGGAGCCCTCCGGGATTGGCTCCATGGCGGCGATGGTCCTGATGCCGAGACGCTTCAGCTGGCCTTTGTAGCGGGCAGAATCTTCTCTGTTGCGGGAGAACCTGTCCGTTTTCCAGATCAGGACCGTGTCGAAGGTGCCGGTTTTCGCGGCGCGGATCATCGCCTGGAACGCATCGCGGGTAGTGGCGGACTTGAATCCGGATCGCGCATGATCCGCATATTCATGCACGATATTGTAGCCTTCCCGCTGGGCAAACGCGCGGATGTCCTGCAGCTGCTGCTCGATAGAGACATCCCGCTGGCCGGCGGAGGAATATCGGGCGTAGGCCACAGCGGTCTTCGGATTGCACGCTGGGGCAGTCGGCTTTTTCATGAGACCTCCTACAATCAGGCGAGATAGACAGTAATAATGTCACGATCTTTTTCGACATCATAATCAACGGAGGCAATAACGGCATCGAGCATATCTGGATCAGACTCAATAGTCGAAGCGTATGTGACAGCGGAAGCAGGAAGTCTGCCGATGACTGAGCCATCAACAAGCACATTATATTTCCCGGTTTCTGGATCTTGCTCAATCTCGCACTTTTGGCCGACGGAGTAAAAAGCAAGATCTTCCGGCCTGCCGGCAAGCTTAAATTTTTTCGCTTCTGGATTCCGAGAGAGGAACTTCTTAAGCACATCATCATAGAAACCAAGGAAGATAATAGGCTGCGGAGCGGAAGCATCCAGCAGATAAGCGCGGATCGGCTTTTTGTCCCGCTGCCAATCGCGAACCATGCCAGAAAGACGGTTGTTCGGGAGATACCCAATATGAATAGCGCCAACAAGAACGCGAACGCGGGTACCGTCATCCTCCAATGTGAGCATTGATCCGTCCGAAACGTTATGAATCATGGCTGTTGGATCTTCAAGCTTTACATCGCCATAATGATAAGCCATAGTCATTCCATCGACTTCAGATGGGATATTAATTGTTTTACTCTGAGATTGCTGTACCGGAGCAGCGACTGGGGCGGGTGCGGCAGAAGATCGCGAAGCAGCCGCTTTCACAAGAGCAGATTGCGCAGCCTTGGCCTTGGCACGTTCTTGTGCTTCTCGTTTGGCCTTTTTCTCCACCTTGGAATCGCGAGTAATATAGCAATAAACCAGGAAAACAAGCACTGCAAGGATAATGACTGTTTCAACCTTGTGATTGAGGATCCAGACAACGACGGTCACAGTTGCAAGAGCGGAAAACATAGCGCACCTCCTATATTTATTTCTTGGATTCACGAGAATGACGCAAGAGCGTTTTCAGGGCATCGTCTCTGGCCCGATCGTCAGCAGCACGCCAGGCATCGAGTAGATGACGTTCTTCGGGAGTGAGAGGGTCAGGGACTTGAACGGGTTCAGAAAGAGAAGGTTCAGACTCGTCCCATCCCATCAGATAAGCTTGAGAAACACAAAGAAAATCAGCGAGATGTTTTAGGGTTACAGCGGGCATCTTCTCAATATCGCCCTTTTCGTATCTATAAACTGTGGCAGGAGAAATCTTTAAATACGCGGCCACCTGCTCAGCGGAATAGCCTAAAGCAAGACGCGCTGCCTTCATTTTTTCGCCAAACATCAGATCACCTCCGGACTTCATTGTAATTGAAGTTTCGCAAATTTGCAACACCAAAAAGCGAAAAGGGACAAATTTGTCGCATAAATGATAAATTAGCTGTTGACGAGATGAATCGGTTGTGATACATTATTAAGGGACTTGCATAAATGCGAGAAAGGAGAAATGAAAATGAACGTGCGAAAAGTGAAGGGAAGAATGACGGAAATGGGCATCAGCGGAGAAATGCTGGCTAAAGAGATGAATATTAACCCATCTACATTTTACCGCAAAATGAAGAAGGAAGGAGAAACTTTTACTATTGGCGAAATTCGCGCGATGAAACAGATCCTCGAATTTAACGACCAGCAGGCGGCTGAAATTCTTTTAGCCTAAAACTCGCAAAAATGCGAGTTTAATAGAAAGGAGACCTGACTATGTCAAGGCATCAGAATCCGGAAAAGATTTGGAAAAGCATCAAACAGGGCTACGTGATCGAAATGGCAGACCGCCGGTTCGTCTGGAACATTATGGCAAACGGCCATCCGGAGGATCCGGTTCTCTACTTCACCGACTACGCCTGGGAAGCCAAAAGCTGGAAATCCGTAAGGAGCGCCCTGGCTGCGGCGAGCCGTGTCCGGGAGAAGGCTGGGGAATGCCGGGTGCGGGATTTCTACTACGACGAAGAGAAGCAGAAGCGGGTCCTCGTTGGCTACGTCGAAGCTCCGGATGACGCGAAAGGAGCCTGAGACATGGCTTCAGAGCTGATCTATTACTGCGATCCGGAGAAGAACACGAAATGCAAGAAGCGCTCATGCTTCTCCGGATCCGCGCGATGGCAGAGCTGCAGGTTTACACGGGATATCGAAAGCGCACAGACAGACCAGAACGGGATCCCAATGATCTACGGGCTGAAATTCGAAGGAGGTGTAGAGAGTGAACGACAAGCAGATGGACCTGATCAGGGAGATAATCAGCGAACAGCTGAATGATTACCTGGCGGAGAGGCTGGCGAACGATCTGACGGCCAGCATCATGGAAGGTATCAATGACAATCTGCCGCTGTTCGAGGACATGGGCCGGGAAGGCTGAGAAGAAA